GGATCGTATCGACAAGGGCGATTCGGCCGAGATGATTGATAAGTATACGGATATCCTCCAGTTCGATGTTGCGACCTACGTCGATAACGATATCAAGGGCATTCCGCCAGCCGCCCAGCGGTCTGGTCGTGCTCTCAAGACCCTGAAGTCACGTCTGGGTGCCAAGACTGGTCGTGTGCGCGGTAATCTTATGGGTAAGCGCGTCGACTTCTCGGCTCGTTCAGTAATTACGCCCGACGCGAACATTGATGTGGATGAGCTGGGCGTGCCGGAGGAAATCGCACGGAACTTGACGTTTCCCGAGATTGTCACGAGTTACAATCGCGATCGTCTGATGTCGTATGTTCGCAACGGACCGACAAAGTACCCTGGTGCCAAGTCCGTGTACATCAAGCACGATGACCGGTCCGTCAACCTGAAATTCATTAATCCCGAAACGATTGATTTGAAGCAGGGCGATGTCGTGCACCGTCACTTGATTGATGGCGATTCAGTGCTGTTCAACCGCCAACCGTCGCTACACAAGGCGTCTATGGAATGCCATCGTGTTCGCGTGCTGCCATTCTCAACGTTCCGCCTGAACGTATCAGCTACCAAGCCTTACAATGCAGACTTCGATGGCGACGAGATGAACATGCACGTTCCCCAGAGCATCGCTTCGGCGACCGAACTCAAGTCTCTCGCTACGGTACTGAACCAGATCATTTCGCCACGCACGAATTCCCCAATCATCCAGATTATTCAGGATACGCTCACTGGATCGTTCCGTGTGAGTCAGGATCATGTAGAGGTACCCGAACACCTTGCGATGAACATTATGGCACGCATGAAGCGGGCGATTTCGACGTACCGTCGCAAGGATCGTCCAATTACCGGCAAGGAACTCATGTCCACCACCTTTCCACTCATGAATTTGAATGGCGAGGCCAAGGTCGTGAACGGCGAACTGAAGTCTGGAGTGATGGGGAAGGACGCGTACGGTTCAGCATCCAAGGGTGCAATTCATGTGATCTACAACGATTTCGGTCCCAAGCGGGCTGGGCAGTTCATTAACGATGTCCAGAACATTGTCACGAAGTATAATCTCCTTGCCGGATTCTCGGTCGGTCCGTCTGATCTGATTGTGAATGCCGAGACGGATCAGTTCGTGAAGAACAAGATTCTGGAATGCAAGCAGAAGATTGCTGATATCATGTCGTCCGTTCACGCTGGAACGTTTCTGAACTCTGACGGGCGTGAGAACGGCGAGGAACTGGAGAACCAGATTATGAAAGTCATTGGAGATACGAACAACACGGTGTCCAAGGAAGTCATGGACAAGCTGGAGAAGGATAATCGGATGTATCAGATGGTCAAGTCTGGTGCCAAGGGTAATGCGTTCAACATTGTTCAGATGATGGCTTTGCTGTCGCAGCAGCAGGTTGGAGGTAAGCGTATCCAGTACACTCTACAGGACCGCACGCTCCCTCACTTCCACAAGTACGATGACGGTCTAGAATCGCGCGGATTCGTAGAATCCAGCTTTATTGGAGGTATTCGTCCAGCCGAGTTCTTCTTCCACGCCATGGGAGGACGTGAAGGTTTGATTGATACGGCGATCAAGACGTCCGATTCAGGATACATTCAGCGCCGACTCGTTAAGACGATGGAGGATATCCATGTAGAGTATGATGGCACGGTACGTAACGTGAATGGTGCAATTGTCCAGTTCCATTATGGCGGCGATGGAATTAATTCGGTGTGTGTCGAGAAGCAGACCCTGCCACTCGCAATGATGTCGATGGAAGAGATCTTCCGTGACTTCGCAATTTCAGCGGACGATATTTCGGCAGTTGTCAAGGGTGAAGTCAAAGAGTTCCACGATATGGTCGATACCATCATTGAGGATCGCGATATGTTGGTACGTGACGTATTCCGGTACACGAAGCAGGATACGGTATTTGTCCCAGTCCATTTCGATCGAATGGTCGAAAAGTACACGAACCCTTACTCTGTGAAGACTGATTTGACGCCACTGTATGTTGTTGACGAGCTTGACAAGATGTGTGCCCAGCCGCTGATTCGACACAACAAACTGTTTCATGTGATGCTGCGATTCCATCTCGCTCCAAAGAAGTCTATCATCAAGATGCGTCTCACCAAGGCAATGTTCGACGAACTGTTGAAGGATATCAGTTTCCGGTACATTCGATCCAAGGTTCATGCTGGCGAAATGGTCGGAACGATGGCAGCCCAATCGGTCGGTGAGCCGACGACACAGCTTACCCTGAACACCTTCCACTCGGCCGGTACGTCGGCTGCGAATGCCACTGGAGGTGTGCCGCGTATTATGGAGCTTCTCGCAGCATCTCCGAATCCCAAGACGCCAATTGATACCGTGTACCTTGACCCGAGCATTGCGGGATCACAGGATGCGGCCATCGCAAAGAAACGCGAGATCCAAAAGACGACTCTGCGAGATATCACAAAGTCGGTGCGCATTTATTACGATCCCAATCCTCTGTCAGAGAACACGGCAGTTCAGGAAGATCGCGATATTCTGCAGTCGTACCAGAAGTTCTCGGTGACCAATGGACAGCTGTGTACATCTCCTTGGATCGTTCGATTGGAGTTTGACGATATGGAGATGGTTTCGCGCAATGTGATTGATATGACGATGATTGCTGCCAAGATCCAGAATAACCGTGTGCTCAAGGTATTTGAGTGCATTCACTCGGACACGAATGCTCCCGGGAAGCTGGTGATGCGTATCGTGTTTGCGGCGGATATGGTCAAGAACGTTCTGGCTCTGCGGTTCATTGAAGATAAGTTGCTGGATACGGTACTCAAAGGCATTGATGGAGTTGGGCGAGTATACCCTCGCGAAGTCAAGGATCAGCTGACGTACGACGAGAAGACTGGAGGGTATGTATCGGCATCCCAGTGGGTGCTGGACATTGAAGGCAGGAATCTGCTGGATTTGTCAACGGTTCCTAACATTGATCCTCTGCGCTCGTTCTCGAACGATATTCACGAGATCAAGGATGTGTTTGGAATTGAAGCGGCACGTATCGCACTACTTCGTGAGTTCAATACCGCATTCGCCGGCTCATCGATCAATTACCATCACCTGATTACGCTCGTGGACGCAATGACGTACCCTGGCTTCTTCCTGAAAGCCGATCGTGCGGGAATGTCGAAGAACACGGAGAATGGTGTACTGGCCAAGTCGTCATTCGAGGAGACGGCCAAGCACCTATTCAATGCCGCTCTCACGGGTGAGAACGATAATATGCGTGGGGTATCTGCCAACATCATGTTCGGACAGAAGCCGCCATGTGGAACTGGGTTTGTTGATATCCTGATTGACGAGACCAAGTTGCCGGAAGGGACTGAAGAGGATCATGCGATCTTCGAGGAGGAACGCAGGACGGTGCACGAGATTCTTGAGAAAGAGTCGGAGAAGGAGAGTTCAATCAGTATGTCTGACCTGAACATGTTCTAAATGAACTTTAAATAAAAACTAAAATTTAGGATTGAACAATCCTATTTTTTAGTTTACGTATACGTCAGCATGAAATGAAAATGGAACCGAAATATGACTCTGTAGTTACAGCCGTCATATCTGCTTTTAAAAGCCGCGCAGAGTTTGGATTTAAGAAGTACGGAACCAATTTGGATCGTAAGGATTTGAAGCCTTTAGATTGGATTCAACATACTCAGGAAGAACTCATGGACGCTATTCTGTATTTGGAGAAGATGAAGCAGGAGTTTAGTTGCTGTACGCCAGACCGCCCATGCCCGACATGATGCGGAGAATGTTGTAATTCACGGCATAGACGCGCACATCCCACGTCGCATCCAGATCGGGGTTGATGGTAACATTGCCAGCCATGTTCAGTACGATCGTGGCTGTATCAATGCGCGAGAAGTTGCACGTTCCAGACGGCTGGTGCTCCTCCGGGCGGAGTGCGAACGAGTAGCAGTAGATGCCTGGCTGGTGAACAGGTAAGCTTGTAGCAGTCTGGACGGTTGCGCCATAACCAGTGTGGTGCTGGAACGTCTGGACAGAGTTGAAATAGTCGCCGTAGCGCTTGTCCATGCGGTCCTGTCCGTTGATCTGTAGGTGCTGCTCGTACACGGCATCCTGATCGTATGTGAACGGCTGGAGACGCGTATTGCCAAACCCCTTGGAGATCGAGCAGTTGGTGTAGGATGTAGGCTGTACAACCCATACCAGCTCCTTGACGGGGTGGTTGAACGTCAGGTCAATACGGTTATTGTACGATGAAATACCCTTGTCCTCATTAAACTGCGTCTGCTCAATGAGGTACTCGTGCGAGTTCTGCGCCATGCGGCGGCGCTCCTCGGTATCGAGGTAGATGTAGTCAATATACACGGCCGCCTGAACAGGCTGCTTCAGCGTCTTGGTACCTGTTACGAAATTTCCGGCAATGAACTGGGCATCGTTCCACTCGATATTGATCTTGACCTCGTGGTACTGCAGGGCAATGAGCGGGAGAGCCGCACCGGGGTTGCGAGTGTAGAAGAAGTTGAGGGGGATGTACAGGACATTCGGGAGAGCAGGGTGACCAGAGTTGCCGCTACCGCTGATGCAGGCAGACGTGTCGGTGAACGCAACCGTCGTCGCCTTAGATCCAAACGCCGCAGTCGTTACAGCACCTCCAGACGTGGCTGCGACGAAGACATTGTCACTGTACGCCTGGGTAATCGAAGACGTAGACGGTCCAGCACCGACCATGTTCCACAGCTTCTTGGACGTCGTCAGGTCGCTTGACAGAGAGTCCCACAGGTACAGCCACTCACCATATAGACGATCAATCAGCTGTCCGCCAATATCCAGCTCAACATACTTGAGGAGATTGTAACCTAGACGTCCCTGATCGTTATTGAAGGTTCCAACAGGCATAACAACCTCGAGGTACGTGGAATACAAGAGATCGGCATGGCGACCGATGAGCGCCGAGTGCTTGGCTCCCCACGCAGCCTGGCCAGTGAGGTTAATGCGGAACGGCTCCATCGCGAAGTTCGTGTGGCGCTTAAACAGACCCTTCCAGAAGGTAATCTGGGGATTGCCGGAAAGGTATGCGTCCTGTGCGCCGTAGGCTACGAGCTGAAGTAATCCACCGCCCATTATGTATTTATATGTTCCTTATACTCTTTTTTCTTGAAAACGTCTACTTGCGATGGCGGGAGCGGCGAGTGCGGCGCGTACGACGTCCGCCATCTGTCGGCTTAACAAGACCATACTCGTCCTTGAGCGGGACAGTCACTGGAACAGATGGTTCCACATCTGGAGGCGTTATGCGTTCGTTCGCACCACCTCGGGCTTTGTAGGTCTTTTTGGCAGCTTTCAGAACTGCGCCAAAAGGCTTACCTTTGTTTTTCTTGAGTTTGAGAGTTTTACGAACATGTGATAACCACTTGTTCGCCATTTATTCTATATAGAGTTTACTTGCGGGAGCGGCGAGTCTTGCGCGCAGTCTTGCGAGAGCGGCGGCGGCGGCCCGCGGCGGGCGCAGGCGTCATCTCCTCAGAGGAAGAGACAGACTCATCTACAGCCTCATCAGCACCACCCTTCTTGCCGTAGGACTTCTTCGCCAGCTTCAGGACCTGGCCGAACTTCATGCCCTTGTGGGCCTTCATCGTCTTCTTGACGTGCGCGAGCCACTTGTTTGCCATTTTTTATTTTAACGCAAGATTTTATTGAGTTAGACAGATCGTCTTTTAGACGGTGATATTGTAAATTGGCGATTTATGCTGCCTCGGCTGGAACGAAACGGATGGATCTGGGAGTACTGGCTGCCTGTACTGCTTGGGCTTGAGTGCACGTAGAGCTTCCGGTTTAAGAACCGTACTATGTTCCTGAAAGTCCCCAATATAGACTTCCATCGCACTATCGACCGACCCATAATTCATTAAGTTCCATTGGCATCCGTATGTCAGCAAGATCTGGGGATTCTTGTTGATCAAATCTCCCTCGATATCGGGCACGACCATCGTGATATTGTTTCGGTTATGCTCGATCAGTTCATTGCTGTCATTCGTCTGGGCCGCTTGGGTATATGTCAATCGACGCAAATTTGATGTGCCCCAAGACATATTCACTAACTCGTCCATCAATGTACCTTTTACTTCCGTTCCGGACACAATGATTAGCTTGGACTGTAACTTGCATATCGGCTCAATCGCCAAATTCTTACGCTGGAATCCGTACGATACATCGAGCAAATACTGGTGGCACGTTGTTTTCAACGCTTCCGCACATGCGTTCATCACATTATTGTTCGTAGTATGGAACACTAAACTCAACACAAACGGATCCGTGGCAACCGGGCATGAAACAGTATTGAACATGTTGTTCGCAATACCTACACAGCAAGCACCAAATGATACGGTGTTGTAAGCGTAATCTGTACCTAGTTTCTGGTTCTTCAATCCTACCACCGGCGCTCCCGATCCGTCGTCATAGATATCCAGTTCTACGACACGAGGACCAGCTTTTGCCAATAAAGGAATCACGCCGTCGCTAATGTAATCATAAATCTTCGACCCCGGAAATAGAGAGTATGCTGATGATGCCAAGTAGTAATCACATAACCTGTACGCTGGAGTCACCGGGCATCCCAGAGGAGCCAAAGCCATGACTGAATTGTAAGCGTTGAATGTAGGTTCGGCTTTTGCCTGCGCTTGCACGTCCGACGG